AGCATCACAATCTGCTTATGCTTCACAAATGGCAATAGCAACACCGGATGCACCGATAAGAGCTGCAATTGCTGCTGGTCTTGCACTTGCATCAGGTATTGCTCGTGTGCGTAAAATTGAGCAAACACCATTTGAAGCAAAAGGTGATAGCGCAGGCGGTGGTGGTGGCGGTGGTGGCGGTGTTGCTCCTGCTCCATCGTTCATTCCGACAGCAGGCGGTGCGCTCCCGGAAGAAGCGCAGTTCGGTGGCATGGGCAGAGTGTACGTTCTTGAAGGCGATATTACCAAAACGCAAACAAGGGTTCGCAGGCTAAGAAATACAAGTGTTGTTTAATTGTACTATTCAAATTATGGATTACCCAGTGTATAAAATAGTAGTCAATGAGGATGATGAAACGGGCGTTGAGTTCGTTTCACTCGTTGACAAGCCAGCGATAAAAAAAGATTTCCTGCTTTTCCAAGAATTTGTTGAACCGGGTGCAAAAGAAAGCGAGGAAGAATTTATCAGCCGTTGCATCCCTTACATGGTTGGCGAAGGAATGGAACAAGACCAAGCCGCAGCCGTGTGTTATTCCAAGTGGGGCAGCAAGCAGAAATTTGAAAGTTACAGCGATTACCCGGAAGCAGCAAAAGAAAATGCAAAGGTTGCACTCCGTTGGGCAGAAGAAAACGGATGGGGTTCCTGCGGCACAGCAGTTGGTAAAATCAGGGCAAACCAGTTGGCCAATGGTGAAGCCATCAGCCGTGACACGATTGCACGGATGGCAGGCTTTGAAAGGCACCGCCAAAACAGCGACAAAGAACTTGGAGATGGTTGCGGCCGCCTGATGTGGTTGGCTTGGGGTGGAGATGAAGGTGTTGAATGGGCACAAAGGAAGTTGTCACAAATTGACAAGTCAAAATTTGCCATACAATCGGAAGAAAAGCGCATCATTTCCGGCCCTATCATGCTGGCAAACGTGCCCATCTACCGCTTTGATGATATTCGTGGTGAGTATTACGTTACGTTTCCACCCGACACCATTTTCAGTATCGTAAAAAAGATGGCTCGTAAAGGGTTGTATAAGGCAGTAAATACCGACCATGCCAATCCGGTGGATGATGGTGTGCACATGATTGAACTTTACCTGATTGACCGGGAGCGTGGTGTCATGCCGCCAAAAGGTTACGAAGATGCCGAGGATGGAAGCGCATTTGCAAGCTACCTGATTGATAACGAGGAAATTTGGACAAAGGTAAAAGCAGGCGAATGGAAAGGCTTTTCAGTCGAGGGCATGTTTGACATGGAACAGCAGGATGATATTGTCGTGGCCATGCGTGAAATAGCTGCCATGCTCAAAAATTTTGCAGAGGAAATCAAATAACTATTATTCTACACGTATGGACATCAAAATTGAACTTTCCGAAATGAAAAGCGGACTTTCTGCATTTATGGCAGAGGTGCGCCAGCGTTTCGAAAGTGCCGAGCCCAAGATGAAATTTGCTGAATTGACTTTAGTTGATGGTACAATAGTATCATTTGAAGGTGAGGAAGCGGTTGTCGGAGCGGCTTTAAATGTACTTGGGTTGGAAGGCGTTGTGCCTGCCCCCGATGGCACTCACGAAACCACTGAAGGTTTGCTTATTACTACTATTGATGGCATTATCACCAACATTGAAACCAAAGAAATGGAAGCCCCAGAAGCCGAAGCCGAGGTCATTGTTGAATTTGCCAGCAAGGAAGAATTTGCAGCCCTGAACGACCGCATCGCAAAACTCGAAGAAATGCTCGTTTCCCTTGGCAGCAAGGTTGAAGACACATTCAGCGTTTTTGAAAAGTTTGCATCACAAACCCCGGAGCCTGTTGCTAAACCTTTCGGCCCGGTTAAAACTGAAAAAAACGAAGCATTGAAAGGTTTTGCTTCTGCACTTAAAAACAACAAAAAATAAATAAAACATGGCATTTGTAGTATCAGGGTTGACTAATTACACCAAGGAAACCCAACTCGAGCTTTTAGTAAAAGCAATGTTCAGCAGCAAAACCGCATCTTTGTTGCAGGGCGCTGGACAAGTTATTCCCGGCATTAAATCAGCCGAGGCACTCCCTCTTTTGAGCAGTGATGTATTCTTTCAAGCCGATGGTTGCGGATATGCACCATCAGGAAACACCACCATCAGTCAGCGTGTGTTGACCGTTGGAAAGGTTAAGGTTGAAGAAACTCTTTGCCCAAAAACTTTGGAAACCAAATTCACACAGCAAGGTTTGGCCGCTGGTTCACCCGTTGACTTGGGAGTATTCCAAGACCAAATCGGTGCAGAAAAAGCAGGCAAAATTGCCGAAGCTATCGAAACTGCTATTTGGCAGGGTTCACTTTCCGGTAGCGGTAACAACGCAAGATGGGATGGTTTCTTGACTATCTTGACCGCTCTTGGTTTTGGTGGCGCAGGCGACCCAATCAAAGGTAACGTTGCTGACGCTTACACTTCAATCACTTCCTCAAACATTGACGACATTATCGCTACCATTTACAGCGTAATTCCTGCCGCTTTGTTGGGCAAGCCTGATTTGTTCATTGCTATGGGTACCGACACCTTCCGTTTGTATCGCACTTGGTTGGTAGGTGCTAACCTTTTCCACTATGCCGCTACTGAAACTGCTGAAATGGAAATTGTTGACCCTATCACTGGCATCAAAATCTACGGATTGAATGGCATGAACGGAACCAACAAAATCGTTGCTGGTCTTTGGTCTAACTTCTTTATCGGAACTGACATGATGAACGAAGAAGAAGAATACAAATTCTGGTACAGCCAAGACAACGATGAAGTTCGCTACCGTGCAACTTTCAAATACGGAACGCAGATTGCATTCCCTGAGCAGGTTGTTTATTTCTCATTGTAATTCACTGAACTAAAGTTTAACCCGGGGGGTGGGGCACAACCCTACCCCCTTTTTAATTAAAAAAAAATATGCCTTGTGTACTAACCACCGGATTTACCTTGGATTGCAAAACCGCATCCGCAGGTATTAAAACAATTTGGCTCGTTGAATTTGATGCCAAATCTACATTGACCAAATCAAGCGGAGAAGTTTCCGCATTGACCCTTTCAGGCAGCAAAGTATTTTTCAAGTACGAACTTGAAAAAGAAACTGCTTCAATGACTTGGAGAACCATCCCAAGCACCGAGAACGGAACCGTATTTTATGAAGCCGACTTGGTTGCTCGTCTGCACAAAGTGACCACCGCCCAGCGTAACGAAATTAAACTGCTTGCTCAAAACAGAATGTTAGCCATTGCCCTTGATGCAAGTGGTGACTACTGGCTGTTGGGTGCCGATTATGGCGCACAATTACAGCAAAGCGAAAGCAATTTCGGTCAAGCGTTTGGTGACTTCAAAGGTCATGTGCTGAACTTTTTGCACAAAGAAACCGATTTACCTTTGAAAGTTCAAAGCGGTGTTGTAACTTCGCTCGCTCTTGGTTCCTGATTTTAGTTTTTCATAGTTTGCAAGAAAGGCTGCCGAAAGGTGGCCTTTTTTGTTATGCTTCCAAAAAGTGTACTATTTGAATTAGATGCTGTACATTACCAAAGCAGGAAGCCCCGAATTAATAATCACCGGAAAGGAGAAAGTGACAATCTCCCCGGTTTATTATTTGTTGGTTTTTGAGAGCGAAATGTCGCAGGAGCGCAAGGCATTTTTAGTCACCGACACAAGCACTGCACCCAATAGATACCAACTTTTCACATTTACCGAAGGCAGCACCACAGCCAAAACGCTTGCAATCGGCACACATTACTGGTCACTATACGCACAAACTTCATCGAGCAACACAAATTATTTGTTGGCCAATGAGGAAATCGACCGGGGACTGGCTTATGTAAGCACCAGCCACACCCCATTCAATGACCACGATGTAAACCTAACCATTAAACAACACAACGTAGGATGAGCTTTGAGCTTTTAAAAATAGATTTTGCCGAAACCAAACTGCCCAAATTTAAGGAGCAGAAAAGCAAGGGTTTTGTATCGTATGGAGAGAAAAACGACTTTCCACAATCCCTGCTTGAATTTTATATGCGGGCACCAAAGCATGGAGCTATCGTGCGTACAAAAGCACGTTTTGTTTCCGGTGATGAATGCGTTATTGAGGGCAGCGATGAAGCGCAAAAGGTTCTTGAATATGTGAACCCATACGAAGGGCTGCACGAACTTAAGGCCAAATTAGCTTTGGACTTTGAAATCTTTAACGGCTTATGCTTTGAGGTGCATTACAACCGACTTGGCCAAATTTCTGCGCTTTATCATGTGGATTTTTCAAAGGTTCGGACACTCGACCATAAAAGTTACCAGTATGTCGAGGACTGGCAGAAATACAAGGCAGAAGATGTAAAGCATTATCCGGCTTTTAACCCGGTAACAGCGCAGCCTTATAGCGTACAACTTTACTACGCACGGGAATATCAGGCAGGATTAGGAGTTTACCCATTGCCACCATACCAGCATGGGTTGCAGTATGTAGAGATTGAAGTGGAAATCGCAAACTTCCACAACAACAACATCCGCAACGGGTTTTCAAATGGTACATTGGTGCAGTTATTCAAAGGCCAACCAAGCCCGGAGCAGGCACGGATATTTGAGCGCAAGTTTAAGGAGCGCACAATCGGCACGGACAATGCAGGCGGTGTACTTATTCAGTTCAACGAGAACAACGAGAAGCCGGCCACCATTAACCACTTGCAACCGAGCAACATGGATGAGCAGTTTTTGATGTTGAATGGAACCGTGCAAAGTGAAATTGTAATTGCCCACGCTATTCCACCAGTGTTGGCAGGATTAAGAACGGAAGGCGCACTCGGTCAGCGCAACGAACTGATTGAAGCCTACGAGATTTTTCACAAACAATATGTCAACCACCGCCAGCGCAAAATTGATTACTGCCTGCAAAGCGTTTTAAGGCAGCAATACCCCGGCATCACCATCGAAACACGTTCTGCTGAATTTATTGGCTTAGATTACGTGGAATTGTATCAGGCAGGGGTTGTAAGCATGGATGAAGCAAGAGAAGCATTAGGAATGGAAGCAAGCACACAAACCGTGAAGGATGCAGCACAGCGTGTAATTGAAAGCATCAATTCATTGTCCCCATTGGTAGCAAATAACGTGCTGGCCAACATGACAATCAACGAAAAACGTGCATTGGCAGGATTGCCACCTATTCCAAATGGCGATGTTTTGGATATTGCAGCACCATCCCCTGCTGTGGAGCCAGCAGCGTTCAATTCATGTGAGCCGCATATGTGGCATGATAGCAAAGATTTGGATTTATTCATGAAATTTGGTGAGCCTGCCAGCAATTTTGAAGATGTGAGCATGAAATTTGCTGAACTTGGCAAGGATGAAATGAAGGTTTTGGCCGTTGTTTCTGCTGATGACCAAACAAGCATTGACGAAATCAGCCAAATTACCAAAATTGATACGGATGAAGTGACCAAAATCTTGAAGAAATTGCAGGATAGCGGCAAGATAAAGTGGACAAACAACGCAATTCGCATCACTGACATAGGCAAAAAGGACATAAACGACACCGGAAAGCTGCCAAAATTGGAACTGCGTTGGAAATACACACTTGACCCTGATGCGTTACCACTGCAACCCGGTGGAAAAAGCCGTGAATTTTGCAAGAAAATGGTGGATGCTTCAAGGTTATACAGCAGGGAGGACATCGAAACCCTGACCGCACGATTGGGTTATGATGTATGGACAAGGCGAGGCGGTTGGTACACCGTACCTGACAGCGACCCACCCCTGCACATTCCGCATTGCAGGCATTATTGGAAACAACAAGTAGTAAGGAGGAAAAACTAATGGCAAACTTTGCATTTTTCGTAAGCGAACAAGACGTAAAAAAGAACACCCCTATTGACGAAAACGTTGATAGTAAAATTCTGCAAACTGCCATGCGTACAGCGCAGGATATACAAATCCGTGACATCATTGGTTCCGGACTTTATGACAAGATTTGTGACGATATCAATGGTGCCGGGCTGGCAGGCAATTACCTTACGTTGGTTAACAAATACATTGCACCTTGTTTGTATCACTTCATTGTAACTGAAAGTATGTTGCCCATGACTTTCAAGATGATGAACAAAAGCGTGTCAACAAGGGGAGCAGAAAACAGCAATGCGATTGACCTTGACCAACTGACAAGGGTTGAGCAAAGCTATTTGAATAAGGCCCAATATTACAGCGAAAGATTGCGGGATTATTTATGTGAGAACAATACGCTGTTCCCGGAGTTCTTAAACCCCGGCAGTGGCATCGACACAATTCACCCACAAAACCAAGCTTTATTTGGTGGCTTCATTTTAGATAGTGACGATAACTGCTTTTACAACTACGACTTTCCAAAAGGATGAGCAAGGTCAGGGAGAAAAACGAAAACAAGCTAAAGATTTTTTTAAATGGTAACGATAAACCAACTACTGGAAGCACTGGACACGGCAGGCCAAAACCACAAGCAAATAAAGGCAACGCTAATAAATGTTGACCCGAACATCAATGCAAGTGGTGAGCAGCTATATCCGTTGATGCGGATTTTCCCTGATGGTAGTCAGGTTACCGTTGACCAAGTGCGTTATCGTTTTGCGGTTGCCATCATGGATAGGCATCGGGAAGATTTTACCGATGCAGTGGAACGCATCAGCGACATGCACACGGTGATGTTGGATATTTACAGCATGCTTCGTTACGTTTATCGTGGAAACATTGCAGGAAGTTGGAATATCAACGATGCCATAACTCCATTCTATGATGACAAAACCGACATCGTTGCCGGGGTTGCGGCCGTGATTGAATTTGTCTGCCCGAATTTGCGTGATTATTGCGACACCCCAAACAACAATTTAACTTTTCCAAATATTAATTAATAAAAAAATGAGTACAGCATTAGAATTTATGAGTGGCTATACTGGCTGCAAAGTTATTTCCAACACAAGCGCAAACACTGGCCGTTTTCAAGGCTTTGTAATCAATGCAGATGCCGTTGTTTCTGCTTGTTTAGACGAAGCAGGAGCCAGCCTGATGACATCAATTGGTTTGACCGGGGTAACTTTGAAGCAGGGCACATTTATCAGCGTAAGCGAAGATAAATTCATCAGCAGCATCACGCTCACAAGTGGCAGCATCGTAGCTTATAACGTATGATTAGGCGAGGTATTGGTGTTCAAAGCTTTGTTGCGGCAGGCGGTGGTCCTGATGCCGATGCACAAGCGTTTATTACGGCTGCTGCCATAACCAATGCCACGCAGCAGAGCGCCATCAATACTTTGGTGGTTGACCTAAAAGCGTATGGTGTATGGACAAAGATGAAAGCAATCTATCCTTTTGTTGGTGGTACTGCATCAACTCACAAATGGAACTTGAAAGACCCAAGGGATTTAGACGCTGCGTTTAGGTTGGTGTTTAGTGGAGGGTGGACACATAGTTCAACCGGTGCTTTGCCAAATGGTACGAATGGATATGCTGATAGTAAATTAAATGCAGGGACAGTTTTAGTTTCGAGTTCTACACATTTAAGTTATTACTCACGCACAAACACTAATCCCGGTGCTGTTACTATATTTGAGATTGGTGTAGCCAATTTTTCCCTTAATAAAAGGTTTATAATGGCTGTAAGAACTACTGGTGATGTATTTGGTAGTCAATCTGGTGCTATTGCAAGTGTAATAAATTCAAGTAATACCGATGCAAGAGGTTTATTTATTGGAACACGGACAAGTACAACCGCAATTGCCCAATACAAAAATGGGGTTTTACAAACATCCAATACTATATCCGATACAACAACCTTAGATAGTGCAAATGTATGGCTTGGTGGTATTCAAAATGTGGGCAACCTTACTGGTGCTTTTTGGTCAAATAGAGAATGTTCGTTTGCATCAATTGGTGATGGCCTAAGCAATACCGAAGTAGCCAATCTTTACACAGCAATTCAAGCCTACCAAACCACTTTATCTCGCAACGTATGACCTTAAAAGATTTAACCCCGGAACAATATAGCACCTATGTAGGGTTGCTAACTGAAATAGAACATGAGGTACTTGTCGGCCAATGGTATGCACCAGACAGCTATTTCAATCCCATTCAGGATGCAGATAATAATTGGGTTATTTCCGTTGAAGAAATTGCCCAATGTGAAAACCCATTGTGTATGTGGGTGCAGAATTTGCCGCTTATTCCTTACAATCCGAAACCATCACCGCCATTTCCATGAAACACGAAACTGAAACCATCGTAGGTAGCTGGCTGTTATGGCTGGCCGGGGCTGCTGCAAAACTGCTTCCATTAATTCAATTTATGTCTTTCACA